ATTGTGCTATTTCTCCAAATGGATTATTTTCAGAGAAATCAACAAAGTCCTCTATATCTATAGAGAATATATCATTCTGTGCTTGTTTATCTGCAGTCTCAGTTGCTTTAGTAATCTGTGCCCTAGTTGTACTTGCATCTCCAGTTACAAAATATCCAGTGGCTGGTTCTTTGAAAGTGCCATTGCTTGTAGCAAGCTGAATAATATTCAACATATTATCTGAATCATTCCAAGTTGCTACTTGAGCAGTCATTACTGTACCATCGCTAAGTGTATCAAATGTGATTGTTTCACCAGGGACAAATTTACCATCACTATCAACATTTACTGTTAATGCATGTTTATAAGCATGATCCAATTCTATTTGATCAATATTAGGTATACCAGTATCAATATTTTCATCATTGTACTCAAAGAGTTCACAGCGCAACTTATAAATTGGTAAGTTGTTTAGTTGATAGAAAGGCTGTTCGTGTTCAACATGTTGAATTTGAAATAATTTTCTAGCAAATGGTGCATAGACAAGATCGCCTTCAACTGGTCTTGAAGATGTGATTTCATTATCATATTTTAATACTGTTGAATTCCAACGTCTTTTAGATAGCACAAGTGTAACTGAGTCTCTAATCTCAACACCAAACTTGCTAAACAGATCACCTTCTCCGTCAAAGCCATCTAAGTTTTCAACATACATTTCAAGTTTATAACTTGAGTTAAATGATCCTACTGGATCTTCCTTAAATACTGAATCGACGTTTACTAGATCCCGAGGCATATAATATAAATCGTGGCCATAAATCTTCATAGCCTCTACGATTAAATCCTCGTGAAGTAATTGTTCTGGTCTATAGCCGTCTGAGAAATAAAGATTACGTGCCATGATTATCCTACAAAGAAATCAGCTGGAAGTTCATGAGTCAGTCTAATATCTTCCTCAAGCCGTCTAATCTCCTCTGTGGCATCGTTAAGAATTTGCATACCATTCATAGTAACTCCACCTGGCAATTGCATTCCCTCAAACTTACTTAGGTTCTGACCCCACTGTTGCTTGATAAGTGCTGTCGTATAAGATTTCAACCATTTATCATTATAGAGTGATGTATTAGTTGCTGGATCAATTAATTGATATGCTTCAGCTATTAGATATTGCCCTGCTTTAACTGAATTCATTTCAAATTCACCATGCAAATACATTCTACCTTCGTATTGAGCAAAAGTAACTTGTGGTTGGCCTACTAATGATTGCTGTATATAATCTAAATGCATCTGCAGCTGATTATAATAAGTCATATCTCCAAGATATGTTCCCATATTAGCCAAGTCATTAAGTCTTAGCTGATAGTTCAGAGACATAAAGTTGCTTCCACCAGAACCATTACTGATAGGCAATAATCTTTTTACAAATATATAATCTGATGGGATAGGGATATATTTATTTGTAACATCATCAGCAGTAACTAAATGCTTTAGATACACCATTTTTGTGGCATCTGAGTTATACTCTTGCCAGTATTGGATTGCTTCGTCAACCCTATCTTCTAATTGATCTTCATCAACGTTAATCTCAATAACTGGATCGCCTAATCTTCGCTTACAGTAATCAATCAAACTTTGTCTTGAATTAGGGTTCGCCATACCATCTTCCCAATATAAATGTTATTTAGTTCTATTTATATCAATTTACATCTCCGGGATACCGAGAAGTCCACATTGTAAAGCTATATTTTGTTCCAGATAGAAGTTCAGTGCATTCGTGACCGTGAGTAACCATGCCAGGGAATAGAATCATCTTACCGCATGGTACATCATCATTACTTACACCTTGTCTAGGATATACGAGTGATGCTCCTCTATAATCATCATTAAGTTTTACACTACCAGTAACTAAAGAAGCATCGTTGTGTAATGCTAAACTCTTTTGTGTATCCACGGAATACCTCATAATAAAGGCATCACGCATACCATACATTTCAATTGGTTTCCAATATTTATCTACAATAGGCACAACATGTTCTTGCCAATGTTTAGAAAGTTCATCCCATAAACCTAATTCTTTAATTCTAATTTCATATGCAGGGAACTTATCTTCTGGTAAAGGAGCCCATTCACCATGCTTATCACCCATTTCAATTAGTCTCTCACATTGACTCTGAGTCATAAAGTCAACAACGATCATATCTTTCTCAAGAATATCAATCTTACCTGTATGAGGAATAAACATTGGTGAAGTTACTTGTGGCAATGCTTTAGGTAAACCAGCTGAATATTTATCTTTAACTTGTTTCCATAAATCATCAAATTTTTCTTTAGCTTCTGCTCCACCATTCCCATGATATAGACACGGGACAGTATGAGATACAGGATTCCAAAGTTCATTCTCAACAATAACTTCAGGTTCATGTGTTTGGAAAATATATTGTTCGTAATCTAACCCAATGCTATATTTTGTTGTATCATCTAACCAAATTCTTTGCATATAAAGCTGATCGTCATCATCATCTTTTATTGCTTCTGCAAAAAAGTTTTTAAGTGCAGCAACTCTACCGATATATGTGCCACTATTAAGATATTTGTATTTAAACATATTAGGATCAGGATGATGAGACCACATACTTTCTTGTGGCCAACATTCTGATTCTGCTGCAATTAGTATTTCTACTGAAGCATCTAAATATCTTTTTACAATTTCTTGTAGATTATTAGTAAAGAATACATCATAAGCATCTGTAAATAATACAATATCATCATTAGGTAGTTCTGCTAAATAATCTTTTACTAGATTTAGCTTATGCCCTCCACCTGGACCTTCCATATCAGTTCCATGCCAGTCAACATTGGTACCTAAGTTCTTTACAGTAAACCCTTGAAGTGCAGCACTATCATTCAACGGAGCGCATTTCTTTCTATCAGTACCTACTGTAAGTGCATGTACTTCAAAATCTTGGAACCAATCGTCGTGACTATAAGGCTCAATATCACTACCTAGCTTATCTCTTGATTGTTGATTAGCAACACAAATCTTTAGTGCTTGAACATTATGTGTTTCAACCTTACCTGCTAAAATTTCATCAGTAGGAATAATCTTTCTGTGGAATCCGCTTTCTACTAACTCACTTGCCATTTTTGGTGTTAACATATATGCATGTGCATTATATGGATATGCAGGTTTTACAAGATATTCATTAGAACCAGCTGCCCTACCTGCAATTTCATTTTCATTATGACCTAGATATAGTAGATCAATACCATACTCGTCCATCCATTCGTGATATTCATTCTCTTTCCAGTCCCATCTATCAATAAGAATATCATCTTCAAAAATAATGGTAGTTTCATTTAACTCAATTACTTTTTGCCATGCTTGATAGTGAGATAGAAAGCAACCAACTTCACCTTTTGTAATTCGGCGATTCTTAAACGGATCTCTCCATGTGTGGTTTACTGCAAATTCATTCTTCTGCATTTGAGCGTGTGTAATTTCATGACCATTAACAGCATGTAGAAAACGATAGTCTTCTAACCAACCGCACTGTTTCATAAATTCGTTTTTACGATCAATTCTATTAGGTAAATTAATAACAAGTTTGTGCATAATCAGTCCTCAAATAAATATAAGTCAATTGGAATAGCTATTCTAAATTGTGAATAGTATGGATCAACATGGTGGTAGACGTGTGAAGGAAATATCACATAGTCATTTGTTTTTGGTTGTATCTTAATTTGTTTAAAGTGTGGTTGGAATCTATCATCAAATCCTCTATTAGCATTTGATCTTGGATCATGTAGAACTAATGCTCCGCCTCTATCATCTTCTTCAGCCATAGCATAATATACAGCAGAGAACTGTGCGCCAGAGTGATTATGAATAGTCATACTATAGTTATTACCGTGTCCTGTAATCCAACCTTTCATTGTTGTATTGTAAGTATCTATATCGACATGATACATAGATTTAATATGACTTCTAAAATTATTAAAAGCACATTTTTTTAAATCATTTATGGGTTTACAATCCTCATCAAATATGTTATAATCACCTAAGTCACTTGGCGGATTATTCATATCGTAGTAAGTTAAAATGTGATCCGCTAATCCTAGAATATTAAATCTATCATACTCTATTGGTGTAGACCACGCATGGTGGATACCTTTAAATTTCATACTTAACCTCATTATAAATAGCTTGTACTATCTATAAGGAAAATAAATGACTTTTGATCAATTTGAAGAATTTCTATTATCCGCCGAATGTCATTGGGAACACGATGTGTCATACATTGATAAAGATGGTCTGCAACATTATATAGATAAGTGTGAACAATGGGAATATCAAAGTATTATTGCAAGATGGCTTGCTGATGATAAGATAACAATCAAAGTAGAACAAATGGAAAAAAGGTACCATTGGAAAGACCGAACAATTCATTTCTTCTATAGCCCAGCATGGGGACCTACATTTGATACTCATACAGATCCTGTTGATGTAATCATAGATTGTCATGATGGAATTAAACATATGGAAGTAAACGGCACTGAGCATATTATTACACCTGGTGGTGCTATGCTTCTTATTCCAGCAGGTACTCCACACCGAGCATTAAATTATGAAAAGGCATTAATAGCTTCACATGGCATTAACGACACAGAAACACTCAGTAATATACGTTAAAACAACAGAGACTTGTAATCTTAACTGTGCCCATTGTTTTACATCTGGGATAAATGGTAGAAAGATTTACTTTGACTCTAAGAAAACTGCTGACTGGTGTAATCAACTAGACAGTGGTGACAATGAAGTGCATCTTGAATACCATGGCGGCGAACCTATGTTGGCTCCTATGAAGGATCTAATGGAGTTTTATAATATAACCAAAGACCATTGGGGTGATAGATGTACTCACGGCATTACAACAAACTTAGTTTATAAATTAAAACCTGAACACATTGAGTTTTTTGATTTAATGTCGGGTGGTAGTATTGCCACATCATGGGATCCTAATATAAGATTTGGTAATGAAAAACAAAGACAGTTGTGGGAAAGAAATGTAAAAGAGTTAGCAAGTTTAGGTTTCTTTATTAAGTGTTTTATATCAGTATCTGTAGATGTTGTAAAGATGGAACCATTAGAAATTGCAGATTATATGCACTCACTTGGTATAGGAAGTATATCATATGAGAGATTAACTCACAATGGTAACGCTGAATTAAACTTAGAAATCTTTCCACATAACCGTGATCTAAACAAATGGTGGATGCATATGCACGAAACCACCAAGGATCACCCTGTAGAGAATCAATACCTTCAAACAGTATATGATAAGTTTAGTAAAGGGCAATTCTTTAACGGAACTTTTTGTAGGGATTGTGAACAGAAGATCCATACAATAAATGCTGATGGTACCGTAGCAGGCTGTCCTAACGCTGCACCTACTGACTGGTACGGCAATATAGATACTCCAGCAAAAGAAGTTCGGCTGTCACCAAAACGTATGGAAATTATATCTTGTGAACAACACGAACGTGATCCAAGATGTTATGAGTGTCCGGTCTTTATCTATTGTCACTCTGACTGTCATCAACTTCGTTGGATGGATGATGTATGCCCGGCGCCTAAAACTCTTATGATGACTCTTGCAAAGGATAAAGGATGGATTTAATTATTAAGCCTACTGAGGCATGCAACTTTAAATGTTCTTTCTGTTCTTCTACTTCTATTGATCCAGACAAAGCTGGTTTACTAGACCTTAATTATATTTACAGATTTCTTAAAAGATACCCTGATACTGCCACTATTATTGTAAATGGTGGTGATCCTCTTATGGTTGATCCACAATATTATTGGGACTTAATTGCTCATCTTGATGAACATGATTATCCAGCAAGTATATCATTTACAACCAATCTATGGCCATTTATGGTAAAGCCTATGAAGTGGATGAAACTATTCAATCATCCTCGCATGGGTATTGCAACATCATTTCAATATGGTGGTGGTAGACTGAAAGGTGATTTTAGTGAGTTTACTGAGGCAGATTTCTGGAGATGTTCTGATGCAATGCTCAAGTATTGTGGAGAACGTCCTGATTTTATTGCTGTTATTGTAGAAGAAAACTATGACCGTGCAATTGATAATGTATTACTTGCTAAGAAAATGGGTGTTGAGTGTAAGCTAAATTATGCAATGGCTTCTGGTGTCCAAGGTACAACATTACAACTAAGTAAGATTTATGATCTATACGTTAAAATATATGATATGGGCTTATCTGAATGGGAATATAATACAAAGCAAATGATGAAACGACTTGGTGGATCTGCTACATCTTGTCCTCAGAATAGGAACTGTGATGCTGGTATCAGAGCATTTAATCCAGGTGGTGATTATTATAGTTGTGGTTCCTTTGCTGATGATATGGATTATCCGATAGACTATGAGAAAGAAATGGCTGGTGGTTATGAGACACCTCTACAATGGGATCCAAATATTCAGTCAATGAAGACAGCTTGCTTTACTTGTCCTATGTTTGAGATTTGCAATGGATGTAAAAAGACAGTAAGAGATATGAAAAGGGAAGGAACTGTAGAAGCCCACTGTAGACAAATGAAAGGTCTTGCTCCTCGCATACTTGAGATAAACGGGATGAACCCAGAGGGAGTGACGCCATATGTCGATGAATCTATCCATTAATCCAACTTACTATTGCAACTTTAGATGTGACTTTTGTTATCTAACAGAGGCTCAGCTAGGTGATAGACATAAGATAACACCATTATGGCTACACAACTCGATGCAACAAATAACAGATCCCATTAGTCATGTTGATTTATATGGCGGTGAAATAGGTTTACTATCTTCAGATTACTATTATTCTATTAAGGATGTTATTCGTAAATACTATGACGGACCAATTAATATTAATACAAATCTATCTGCCTATCCAGATTTCTTTCGTGATGATGATGTGACTTTGTCTGTATCATATGATTTCCATGCTCGCGAGAAAGAACAATTTGTATTAGATAATATGATGAAGACTGATAAAGAAATTTCTGTTCTTATCTTAGCATCGCCTAAAGTTTTAGAAATGGATGTTGAGTTTATGGTCTTTACACTTAACATGATTTACAATGTGACTTCTGTAGAAATTAAGCCATATTCTATTAACCAAGCAAATGCCCACCCTGTTACTCATAAAGACTTTGAGGATTTTGTAATTAGGTTTGATGAAGCCAAGACAGCTAAGAATTTTAACTTTCAGAATATTCATAACATCTATAGGAGTATAGATAAAGAATATAATGCATTCTCAAACAATCATGTGTATATTACACCATCTGGTAAGTTTGGGGTATTGGAGTTTGATAATAATGATAAAGAGTATTTTAAGGAATATAAGAGCTATTACGAGTATAAGCAGTGGGCAAAAAATGAGGCACGAGATAATCTTAGTCCTATATGTCACAGCTGTACCTATTTTGGTAATTGTCTCACCGAACACTACAGGTATGTTCTGGATTTAGATAATGGATGTAATGGATATAAAGGATTATTAGAATATTATGAAAGAATGGAAAGCCAGACAAGCGGCATACCACATGACGGCATCTCTATTTAAGGATGATCTGACTAACATAGAAACTGTTTGGAGACCTAATACTGTAGTTGATGATGCTCTTAAACATTTTACTGAATATGTTGATGAGTGGATATATCCAGCCAAATCTTATGTGGTTGCTATATGCTATGCATATTGGCTTGGGC